ATTTAAATCGAGCAACGGTTGATATTCAAGATTCTGGTGGTTCGTCTATCGGTTCTTGTCAAGCGATTAACATTACACCTACAAAAGCCTATATCACAAACGTAGTAATGGCAGGTGCAGTACAAGATATTGCTAAGCTTTCAGATGGAAACGGATTTGTTTCAGTAGGAAATGTAATTCGAAATGTAGGACTTAAGCCACTCATTTTCCGCACTGGTTTGGTAAGCTTATTCTCGACCTCAGATACTTTGATTCCAGTACGACAACAGGTATCTGCAACCGCTCAAACAAACGTCATCACGATTACAGCAGGCCCAGGTGAAGACTTTGTATGTGATAATAACGACGTATTGGTTGTTGCGGCAGGTGGTGCTTATCCAACAATCACTTCAACTACCACACAGACTAATAACAGTGAGCTGGTGATTGAGCTGGATCCATCTGGAGGTCCTTGGAGTTCAGTAGAGGTTTACTATAACGTTCGTTTGATTGGCTCCACAGATGGTGTAGAGCCTTATGGTAAGGTAGTAGAAGAACCGTTTGTACGTGTTGATCATACCCTAGGCCAAAACAAATATAGCCTTGGTTTCCCAGACGTGTTTGAAATTATTAGTATCGAAGACACGTTAGGAACTGATTACACCAAGAGCTTTAAGCTTCATAATAACCAAAAAGATACTCACTACGATATTTCATATATTGAATACATCCAAGGTCGACCACGTCCTGGTAACCAGCGATTGATTATTCAATTAAAGTGCTTTAAAGTAATTAGTTCATCTGGTGATTACTACTTTACAATTAACAGTTATCCCAATACAATTCAACCATCTGATATTCCAGCTTACGTAGCTGATGCAGGTGATTCATATAGTTTACGAGAGTGCTTTGACTTTAGACCAGTCGCAGATAAAGCAGCTAATGCAAACTATGGTGCAAACAACGGACCAACCGCTCCTATTATTGCTGGAACCGTAGGTGGTGCAGTTACTACCTTTGGTGCTGATGGTCACGGTACACCTCTCATCCCTGCAGTCGATCAAGCAATTACAACTGACATCGAATATTACTTAGCACGTATCGACAGTATTGTTGTTGATTCTTATGGTGAAATTAAACTTCTTAAAGGTAAAGAGCAAGATAACCCAACACCACCACGAGTAAGTCGAGAAGAGTTTGCCGTTGCTGAAGTTCGAGTCCCTGGCTTTCCAGCTCTATCAGCTCGAGCAGCTGATGCTCAAAATAAACGAGCACATGCAATTACTTGTAAGGGTACAGGTGTTAAAAACTTTACTATGAAAGACATGCATTCTCTCGAAAAGAGAATCGACAATATGTCTTATTACATCTCATTGAATCAGCTTGAATCTGATACACAAAATATGCGAGTACTCGATGAGAATGGACTTAACAGATTTAAAAATGGATTTATTGTAGATCCATTCAATGATGTTTCTCTTTCAAACATTAAAGATCCTTTATTTAGTGCAGCGATTCCGCATGGTCGTAAGGTACTTACTCCTTCAGTCAAGCAATTCCCTATTGATCTTAAATATAAGACAAGCTCCGGCGCTTCCTTATTCCCTTCAGCCACAAGCGCTAAGGTAGGTACACTAGGTCGGGATTCAAATGTCGCTTTCATAGACCAACCTTCAGCAACTGGTTTTAGAACTTGTGCAAACAACTTCTACCAGTACAAAGGTAACGGTTACATTTCACCTCCTTACGACGTGAACTATGACACTACGGTCAATCCAGTGACAATTGATGTTGATATGACTGGAGCATTTAGCGAACTCATTGATAACATTCAAGAAGTACTACCACTTACTGATACCAGTTACGAATATGTTCCTGGCGAATATTGGGGTGGTGATTGGTGGTGGAACAGATGGTGGCATGGCGGATGGCATCACCCACGTTATCGTAACCGTTGGTATGGATACAATCCCGGCACATTCCGAGAAGTTACTACTCAGCGTGATATCGATATCTCAATGCCTGAGAATACTAGCGTTTCAGTTCCTGTTGGAGACTTTGTTAGTAATGTACAGTTCAAGCCATTTATTGCTGGCAGGGATGTTAAGGTCTATATGTCAGGTCTTCGTCCAAACACTCAACATTATTTCTTCTTCGACAAGACAGACGTTAATGCTAATGTAATCCCAGGAAGTGCTGTTGACGATGTTAACCTAGTTGAGCGATTAGGCGAATACGGTGATGCAGTATCTACTGATGCAAATGGTGTATTACGTGCAGTCTTTACGATTCCTGGTGAAACATTCTTTGTCGGTGATCGCGTATTAGATATTGTGGATGTTGATTCTTACGACAATATTGATTCAGCTGCAACATCTACAGGTTTTGTTACATACCGTGCTTATAACTTCTCAATGGAGCGTACATCTCTTACTCAAACAACTCGTAAGCCAGATGCTGATGTAGCTAAGACAACTACTGTTCGAAATGTTGTTCGAAGACCAGAAGGTCGTGATCCACTTGCTCAAACATTCTTTGTTAAGAAAGGTATGGGTGCTGGAAGCAATACAGTATTCTTATCTCAGGTTGATGTATTCTTCAAGCGAGTTAGTACAGAGAATGGTATCACCTGTCAGATACGAGAAGTTGTTAATGGTTTCCCAACAAACGAAATCATTCCATTCTCGAAGTCTCGTAAACTACCTTCTGATTTGGTAGGGGCTGCATCTGATGACGCTTCGGTTCCAACTACATTTACTTTTGAAGCTCCTGTAAGATTGGATGTAGAAAAAGAATATGCATTAGTATTACAAGCAGATGCTAACGATCCTAACTACTTGCTGTTCATATCTCAAATCGGACAAAATGATCTTACGCCTGGAGCGACTCAAGGAACTGCTATTGTACAGGACTGGGGTGATGGTGTTCTATTTAGTTCAACAAACAACAGTGCTTGGAAGTCATACCAAGACGAAGATTTAAAGTTCAAGCTTTATCGACATAACTTTAACGAGTCTGCTGGTTCAATTACAATGACAGCAAATGATTGTGAGTTCTTGACTATCAGCGACGTTACTGGCCGATTCAATACCGGTGAGCTTGTTTACCAGCAAAAGGCTTTTGCAGGCTCAACATCTGCAACTGTAAGTATGGCAATAAATACAGCAATCATTACCGGTACAGATCTCGATGATACGTTTAACGAGAATGACTTTATTCTAATAAATGATGCTGGTGCTACTCGTAAAGATATCTTTAAAGTTATCAGTGTCGATTCCGCATCGCAACTTACTGTGAATAAGCCAACATCGTTTGCGGTAAGTGGAGGAACTTGTGCAGCAGTGGTGGTAGGTAACATAAGTTACTATAATGTACTAAGACCATTTACTATGAACCTCGAGCACAGTTCAGCTAAGCCATCACGAGTATTCCAAGCAAGTAATCCTTCAGATGCAACAACTAAGATTGTTGGACTCGACAGTGGCAGGACTGCTGACATTACAACGGTTGATGATATTAATCTAAGCTATGTTCAAGCAATGATTCAGAAAACAGAAGATACTGTTGCAACTACAACTCTTGATGGAACATTCGTTTCACCAGCAGACGTAAGCAGTACTTACAATAAAGGCTTAAAGTTTAATGGTAACATTCACTTCCCAGAAAAGGGTGTGATGGTATATAGTAAATCTAACGATGTTAATGAAACTAAAGCATTCAACTTTACAGTCAACTTAGAAAACAGCGGTAACGTAACATCTACACCTGTGGTTGATATCGAAATTGCTAAACTATTCGCATATCAATATAACATCAATAATGATGCATCTGATCCTGATGCGGTGTTTATTTCAAACCGCGTAGAACTGGCTGAAGATCTTGACGCCGAAGATATGGAAGTAACTATCAGCGCATATCGCCCTAACGGTACAGACATTAAGGTTTACATTAAGCCTCAGAATGTTTACGATGGTCAGAGCTTTGGTGAGATGGAATGGGTAGAATTAGAAATGTTTGAAGGTGTAAATTTATTCTCTTCAAATATTAACATTGGTGATTTTAAAGAGTACAAGTATAAGGTAGCTGAGTCGGATAAGGATGTTAATGGACTACTACAATATACTAGCAGTGCTGGTACTTTCTCTGGATTTAGAAAGTTTGCCATCCGCATTGATATGCTATCACCTAACATCCACAACGCTCCCACATTAAACGATTACAGGGCCATAGCGTTATCCTAGGGGTAGACTTATCATGCAAAGTAAAAAAGATCCAATAACCGGTGCTGTTCTCAATACCGATGTTGAAGCGCTGAATAAATATAAAGTAGAGCGTAAGTACTACCGTAAAGTTGACAGGCTCCATGATGATATCGTAGAAATCAAGAAGAGCATAACACTTATTTACGACAGAATACAAAAGTTGGAATCCGAATAAAATGGCAAAACCACTAATAACCGAAGTAACTACCAGTCAGACGTTTGAGAATTGGCTTGCTAAGACTAATGAAATGGTCGGCATATTCAAAGACGAAGTAATGACTGCGTCAGGCTCTGGGGATACAACAGACGGAGACGCTACACTAACCGGTATTTTTACAGCTGATAATCTTGTTGTAGATGCAGGTAACGGTGGTGATCTTAAAACTGATCTTATTAACTCTGCATCAAGTTCCGGTACGGTTGCATTTGGATCTCCTGTTGAGATTACATCTGCTGCTAATCCTGCCGCTATATTTAATAACGCTGCATCTGGTGGCCAAGTTCGTTTCACCGATGGAAGCTTTAGTTGGGATGTGGGTATTGATGATACTCAAGCCGACTCAAACTTTATTATCGACACTGGCGTCGCTCCTGTTAAGTTTGAACTTTCAACTGCAGGTGTATTAACAATTCCTAGTATTGTATGTACTGGAACTGTTACTGCAGCATCATTTGTTGGTGCATCTCAATTCTCTGATACCGATGACGTTCCTGAAGGTGAAACTAATCTTTACTTCACAAATGCTCGAGTCGGTAGTGCACTTCAACCTGGGGTTGGTCCTGCTAATGTAAGTGTTAACTATAACGCTACTACTGATATTACTACATTAAATACGCCAAAAGATATACAACAACGAAAGATTAGTTTCGAAGGTTCGGGCTATAACGCACATGTTAGAGGAACTCTCGACGGCGCGAATCCTGTTGGACAACTACGAGTTACACTTGCAGGATCAGAGTACTCTACTGCTGAGTGGACTACTGGAGGGTTTAATGTTCTGGGTGATCTTGACGTTTCAGGAACCGCTCAAATCGATACTAACCTAACGGTTACTGGTAACATTACTGCATCGGGCAACGTTGTTACCGCATCTGATCAACGATTAAAAGAAAATTTAATGATTATACCCAACAGCCTAGACAAACTTATGTCGGTGAATGGGTACACATTTAATAAAATTGGTAGTGATACTGTCGAATCCGGTGTTATAGCACAGGAAGTTGAAAGAGTCCTGCCTGAAGTTATTTATGATATACAAAAAAATGATGGAGTGTATAAAGGCGTGAACTACAATGGCCTTATCCCTCTACTATTGGAAGCAATTAAAGAATTGAAAGAAAAAGTAGAAGATTTAGAAAGTCGCTTACCAAGCGAATAGTCACATTAGTCCAATAATGGTCTTATAAATATAAAGTAAAAAGGAAAGGCTAGATGGCGAAGATTTCAGAATTACCTCCGATTACCGGTGATAATACTAGATCAGAAGATCTATTTGTTATTGTCAATCTGGTACAAGGTGATGATGGCACATCAAACATCACTCGTAAAGAACTCGTACAGGCCATTCAGTACGAGGTATTTGATCGGATCACGATTACCGGCGGAGACATTTCCGGCGCGTTCATCCACGACCTGCGCATTGATCGAGTCATTATCGACAATTCTGACATCGAAGATACCAACTTTGAACGAGGAACGATTGACGATACGGTCATTACGAACTCGGATGCTAATAACTTAATCATTACCTCATCCGAATTTAATATCGGTGAGATTAACGACTCTACAGCAAACAACGTTATCATTACTCAGTCTGAGTTCAACGACGGCGAGATTAATGATTCAACAGGTAATAATGTTGTACTCACGAATTCAGAACTTAATGATAGTACAGCAAACAATGTTGTAATAACAAATTCTGAATTTAATGATGGGTCGATTGAAGATTCCACTGCTAACAATATTGTAATAACAAATTCCGAGTTTACTGATGGAGAGATCTTTGACTCTACCGGTAACAATGTAGTACTTACAAATTCTGAGTTAAACGACTCTACCGCAAATAACGTAGTTATTACCGATTCTCAGTTTAATGACGGAACCGGCAACAACGTAGTACTTACCAGATCTACCATTGATACCTCTGTCTTTACGAACGGTGAAATTGAAGATTCGGTTGCAAGCAACGTTGTTATAACTGATTCTGAATTTAATGATGGTACTGGTAATAATGTAGTACTTACAAATTCTACTATTGATGATTCTACAATCACCGATAGCACTGCTGATAATTTAGAAATTGCTAATTCAACGTTTACTGATGGCGCAATTGAAGATTCAACAGCAAACAACGTTACAATTACTCAGTCTGATCTTGATAATGTTGAAATCATTAACTCAGACTTCTCTGATGGTACCGGCAATAACAACGTCTTTACCAATACTACAATTGACCAAGGTACAATTCAGAATTCTGAAATTGTTAATTCATCCTTTACAGGAACGATGGATAATGTAGTAGCTCAGAACATGACCATCACGAGTTCAAGTGCTGATGGCTTTAGTCAAACAAGATCAACGTTCGACAGTGGTGATGTTACTAAGTCAACGTTCGACAATGGTATCGTTAAGGATTCTACTCTTGTCGACTTTGACATGGATCTCAATGATAAGTTTGAGCCACCTCTTGATGAAGATAGCTACTTTGCTATTAAGAACGAAAAGACAGGTCAAACAGAACAAATTTCTTACAGTCAATTATTTGACGAAGTATCGAAGAGTACTGCACAGGCTCTTAAAGTTCACGTTGATGCGGCATCAGGTAATGATGACAACCCAGGAACTCAGTTACAGCCAGTTCAAAGTATGGAACGAGCATTTGAGCTTTGTTTAGAAAAGGCTGGTGGATCATTTGATCGAAATGCTTTAAACAACTCAGTTCATATTTCTGCAGGGCCAGGAACATATTACACCAAGGGTAACTTGATGTTGCCGGATGATTGTTCGGTTACTTCTACATCTGGTCAGTATGCCACGGTTATTGAAGCACTTCCAGGTTATGAAAATAACAACGCGATTCTAGTAGGTTCTGGTTGTTATGTACAGGGCTTCTCTTACATGAACTGGAAGATCGATAACTTCGATTTCCCAGAAGGTGGATTCGCGGTTGCTTATCGACCAGGCGCTAAGTTACTTCGTTCTCCATACTTGAGAGACTCAACTCAGCTTTCAAACTTTGTTCGTTCTGATGTTGAACCACCTCTTAACCCATACAACACCAAAGGTACACTAGCTGACCTTGGTAGAGAGTTTACACTTGAAGTTGGCATGACAGGACAAAATGCTAACCCTGCATTGTCGTTGTGGCAAGAAGGTGATGAAGTTACATTCTCATCTGGTGCAGTTGGTTATCTCTCTTGGGATGACAGCATGGATGCAGCTCAGGGTATTGATCGTGACGTCAACCAAAATCGTAAGATTCGAGTACGAAACCTTAAGAACAATCGAGGTTTTGCGGTAGGTGATACCGTACAATGTGAATCAGGCGGAACAGGTACTGTCGAGTCGATCGGTATTGATGACTTCCCTAACAGGTTGGTAGGTCGAGGTGGTGGTTGTGTACTTGCAGACCGAAGAGTTCTAGATCCAGATTCACTATATACATATGTACTATGTTTTGGTTTCACACCTCGTACTCAGAACGGTATCGGTTATGTAGCACGGGATGGTGCTGGTGTAAACGGTATTGGTTCTCTGTCAATCTTCGTACGTATTGCATTTTACGCCTTGAACGGCGGACAAATGACATTGAACAACTCAGGTACTCAGTTCGGTGACATCTCAATGCGAGCAAAAGGTACCACAAGGTTCTTTGCTCCTAAGTCTACTAGCGCTGCTAACATATTTGGTAACACAGCATTTGCCGACACTATCGAAGCAAATGAGCCACTTATCATCGACGACATGGTCGACTTCATAACTGCAAATACTGCTTCGGGCGGATTGGGTTATAAAGGATATGATGCTGATAAGTGTGAGCGAGATTCTAAGATTATCCTCGATGGTCTTGGATATGACATTGCTCTTGATAGTAACTACTGGGGTCGATTAGCAGGTATTTCTTACCGTTCACCAATTTCATATGTAGTCCCAGGCGAGCAGCTTGAAGAAACTCTTGGTGCTAACGAGTACATGCAAGCTCGAGTGCAAGATCTCTTCGAAGGTGATCCAGCAATTGTAGCACGAGCAAATACCTCGATGCAAGAACTGTACAATGTTCTTCAATACGGTGAAGAAAACATTAACCCAATTACTTGGGTACCAACATCTGTTGAACAAACTGCAGCTCGGGAACTTCTCCAAGATAATAGAACATTCATTCAAACTGAGTTGACCAACTGGATCGACAATAACGATCAGTTCTACTCATATGATAGTGTTGCATGCCGTAGAGATACTACTGACTACATCATGCCAGCAGTTAAGAATGACATGCTTCTTGACACAAACTATAATGCAGTAACCGCCGGTAATGCATACTACATGGCATCTGCATCTAAGGTTATAGGTGAGCAACGAAATGAAACAATTGGTGCTTACCGATTCTTGAAAGATCGTACTAACGAAATTCTTGATGCGAACTCTTACATTAGTTCAGCTCGAGTCGATGGTGCTTTCGATGAAATTATTACACAACTACGAGCTAACGGTGCTACATTTACTCCTACTGGTGTAGATTACGATCACATTACCGGTGTTATGATAATGACCATCGGTACTCATAATTTAGAACCAGGTGATAAGATACTATTCAAGCCAGAAAGTATTCTTCTTGCTTGTGAAGGTGATGGAAGCATTGGTCAAATTGCACATCCACGAGCATTGGGTGGAGCAGGTCGTCCAGATCCATGCTACAACACGCCATGTGAAATTATAGATGTTGGTGCAACCACTATTACAATTAATGCTGGTGTAGCAACGGTCGATAAAGCCCACACCTTCGTATCAGCTTTACCAAATGCTATCTCGGTACTTGGTGCTGAAATTACATTCTCTGATGACGCTGGTATTTTGGAAGCACGACGAGATTCTCGTAAGCTACTTCAAGCTAACCGAGAGTTTATGCAAGATTCGGTATTGAATTATATCGATACTAACTACTTCCATTACGATAACATCGCTTGCCGTAGGGATGTAACAGATTACATCTTACCTGCTGTACAACGTGACATGGTTACCGGTGGTAACTATAACGCAATTCAAGCTGGTATCGCTTATCGTCAGAAAACTGGTGAGTCAACCATACTTAATGAACTGCCACAGACTGTTGCAGCAATTGAAGATCTCCAGTTTAATACACGACAAGAAATTACCGACAATGTTGGTGTTGAGTTTGGTGCTCAGTTTACTCCATCCAATGCTACTTACGATCCTAATACTGGAATCTTTGTTGCAACGGTAGGAACTCACAGTTTAGAACCTGGCGATTATGTCTGGTTTGCAGATAACGGTATTACAATGAGTTGTGACATGGGAAGTGGTGCTACTAACCATACTTCACCAGCAGCTCACCACCCATTCTATCGTAAGCCATGTTTGGTTACCGAGGTTGATGCAACTACAATTACTATGAATGTAGGTACTGGTGGAACAGGCTTGTTCCCACATACATTTGTATCATCTGTTGCTAATGCTATCTCTGAAGTTACTTCGGTCGGACGTAATGCTGAATCTACTCAAGCAGATCTCTCGTTCCGTCAACTTGTTGACATTGTTAATAATACCGGAAAGACATATACACCAACTGATGTAACTTATGATCCTGTAACAGGAATGATGATTAGCACAATTGGTGATCATGATCTTCAGCCCGGCCAAGAAATTGTACTTGCAGATTCTTGCATTACGTTTACATGCCCAGATGAAGGTGGTAGCCCAGTTTCAATTACTCATCCACGGCCAACTGATCCAGTTTATCGTAAGCCGATCAAGATTACTGCGACATCTTCTACTACATTTACTTGCTACATTGGTCCTGCAGGAACAGATAAAGTACACACATTTGTGAGTGCTACCGATGACTGTGTTAAAGAGTTTGGTTACTCAGGTACTTACACTCCACAAAATGCTACTTACGATCCTAACACTGGTGTCTTCGTTGCTTCAATTGGAAAGCACAACGTCCAGGTTGGTGATTATGTAGAAATCAAGCCAGAGAGTGTAGTATTTAGTTGTGACAACGGTAATGGTCCAGAAGATCATGCAAGTCCAGAGCAACACCATCCATTCTATAAGAAACCAGTATTAGTTACCGCGGTAACTGCGACGTCAATTACTATGAATGTCGGTGCTGGTGGAGGTTATACTGGTGTTCATACATTTGTAAGTGCTGATGTTGGTGCTATCATTGCTGATCCACTCGTTTGGACTGATCCATCATCTTACTTGAACTACTACACACCAACAACTGCTACATACGATCCTGCAACTGGAGTCAGTGTTGTTACTATTCCTGACCATGATTTGGCAATTGGTGATCGTATTGAGTTTACACCATATAGCTTTACATACACCTGTTCTCTGGATGGTAATGCTACTGAGCATCAATATCCACGAGTTGGAGATGGTAATTACAAGACCGCAATGGAGATTACAAACGTTGCAGGAAACAATATTACTGTCAATGTAGGTACAGGATCTGGAGGGACTCACACCTTCGTGAGTGTGGCTAATGACGCGGTCATAAAGGTAACAACCAATACAGCCGGGCAGTTGGCTAGAGAGCAACTCCAAGCAAATCGAAACATGATTCAGACTGAGATCATGGAATACCTTGATACTCAATACTTCGTATTTGATGGTGATAAGTGTTCTCGAGATACTGGATTTATTGTTGATGCAGCAAGACGTTCGGTTGCTACTGGTTCTAACTATCCTGCAATTTACATGGGATTGGGATATCGAATTGGAACCGTAGGTGCAGACAAGGTCGTTAATGACCAGCTCACAGAAACCGTTGGTGCAATCAACTACCTCAAGTCAGAGGTTAGTGAAGAACTTACCGGTACTGCTTTAACTCGAAGCAACGATGCTTTCGACGAAATCATTGACATCTTATCAAACGGTTCAGGTAATGCTGATACGATTGTTTGGGGTACTAATGCAGTTGATGTAGCTCATGCTAATGCTCGAGTTGCACTACAGACAAACAAAACGTTTATCCAAGCTGAGACAATAGCACATATCGCTGACACTTATCCAAATCTTACTTATGATACTGCTAAGTGTCTTCGTGATACTGGATACATGATTGATGCAATCTCTTGGGATATCCAACACGGATCAAATGCTGGTGCGGTTAACTTTGCAAGACTTTACTTTGAAAACGCAATGGCTGTATTACCCGAAGATCAAGTTGTTCCAACCGTTCGAACTTGGGAATACATTGCTGAAGTTTGCTACTCGGTTATTCGAGCAATTGCAATTACACCTACAACAGGAAACGTTCAAACACAGGATGTTTCAGGTGGAGATTTAGGAATCATCCTAGGTAACAAAGGTCGTGATCTTGTTACGGTTGTCACTAAGACAATTGAAGCTGACACGCTTGATTGGTTACCTTCTTATGTTGAACCTACTATTGAAGCTGGATTCGAGACTGCCGTTGCTAGAATGGATGGTAAGACTGAAAACCTTCAAACTGATGTTATTGAACACATCATCAACGTATTCAACGGTCTTCCATATAACAAGGCTAAGTGTTTCAGAGATGTTGGTCATATTATAGATTCGGTATCTAAGGATATTGAGTATGGTGGCAATGCTTCTACTATTGAGTCTGCTGCATTCTACTTCTCACGTGATGATGAAACATCCGGTGATTACGAGCAACTACGAAGCGTTAACGTTCTTCCTCTTGAAGTAAAAGGACAAATGAGAGATACTGCTGAAGAGTATCCAACTGCTAACGTTTCTGGTCTACGTACACTTATTAATGTTTTACCAGAAATACAACGAGTTCCAACTCGATTGGCATTCGAGAGATTAGCAGATGTTGCTGAAAAGGTCGTAACAGAAACTGCAATCACTCCTTCATCTGCTGATGTACCAGCTCAGGATACAAGTGGTACAGCCGCTCCTGCTGCTACCGGTACTGCGGTACATGACTTGATCCAAGCAGTTGCTGACCTTGTAGATGATAAGACTGCTGATTACATTCCTGAAGCTACTAACCCAACAGTTGATCCTAATAGGACTGTGGCACGTAAGCAAATCCAAATGAACAAGGACTTTATTGCTGAAGACGTTGTTGAATATCTGAGAGAGCGTTACTACACCTTCGATGGTGAAAAGTGCTACAGAGATATGGCAATTCTGATTAATGCAGTTAAGCGAGATGTTCTAACCGATTCAAACTTTAATGCGGTATTCAATGGATTAGCTTATCGAATTGGTACGAAATTAGCTGATAACGTAATCACTGAACAATTAACAGAAACTGTTTCTGCAATTGAATATACTCGAGATGCTGCGGTAGCCGCTGTAACCGATCCTACTGCTAAGACAAAGACTCTGAATTCATTCAATGAGCTTATCGACATTATGACCAACGGTGAATCAGCCGCTGATAATATTGTATTCGGTCCATCAAGCTCTCGTGGTCTAAATGGTGTTAATGCACGGGAACAGTTAAAGAATAACAAAGCATTCATGCAGGCTGAAATCACTGCTTACCTTGCTGACAACTATCCTTCATATGTTTATGATGTTGCTAAGTGTGAGAGGGATGTTGGTTACTTAACAGATTGTGTAATCTTTGACACTTACCACAGCGGTAACTCAGCAGTTAGAGGAAATGCTAAACTTTACTTCGAGAATGCTGTAAGTGTATTACCGGTTGATCAACAAGCTAAGACCGCTGAAACATTCATCCACATTGCAGAGGTTGCTAAGTACATCGTACAAGATCAAGATGTCGATGCACTGGGACTTAAGTCTAGCTCAAACAGTGAGACACAGAATAGAGACTCAGGTAGTGCTGGTCTAGCGGTTGGTAATGAAGTTGAGAGACTATTCTCTGTAGTTGCTAATGCAATATCAAATAACTCACTTGAAAGTATGCCTGCTTTGGAAGAACCAAACAGTGCATCTAATGCTTATGTCGATGAATTCAAGACTGCATTCACTGAGTTGGAAGCTGTAATCCCAAGCGTACAAGATGGTCTTTATGCTCACCTTGCTGAGTACTTCGAGATTCTTCCTTACAGCGAAGACAAATGTCGAAGAGATACCAAGTACATCTTGGATGGAATCTCACATGATATTCAGTATGGTGGCAATGCAGCAACCTTAGGTAATGCTAAACTCTACTTTGATAACGCAGTTAATACTCTGCCACTCGAACAGAGAGAAGCTTCTAAGTTTGCCTTTACTCACATGTCTGAGTTGGTCGAGAAGATTGTACAACGTCAAGAAATTCCGTTACGACCACTTGATCGATTCGGTGTAAGTACAGTTGCTTATGATCCAGTATCTGGTGAAATGGTAACAACTACTTTGGCACCACACACATTAAGTCTTGGTGATTACATTGTTATCGAAAAGGAAGGTATTACGTTTGAGTGTAATAACCCAGCCGTTGAGATCTCGCATCCACGAGTAACAGATCCTGTTTATCGTAAGCCACTTCGAGTATCTGCTGTTACTGCAACTACATTTACAGTTAATGTTGAACCTGCCGGTGGATACACTCAGGCTCACTCATTTGTAAGTGCTAAAGCAAATGCTATCATTAAGGTTTCAAATCCATATCGACAAGAACTCGGTAATGTTGCTGGTAACCCAATGATCGCTACTCGAGCAAAAGCATTAGGTATGATTATTACCAATGTTGTTGAGACTGGATCTTATGCTACATTCCCAACTCGAGTCGATCCATTACAAACATGGCAATCACCAACAGTTATTGCTGGTAAGGAAGTGGTTGAAGATGCTGTACCTGCTCTAGCAGATAATGTACTTACATACTTGACCGCAGTTCAAAATGGATTAGGCTTCCCAGGAGCGAAATGTCGAAGAGACATCGGTTACTTAATTGATGCTGTATCACACGACGTTCAATATGGCGGAAACTTTGCTTCTAGACAATCTGCAGGAATCTACTTCGAAAATGGAGTAAGTGTACTTCCAGCAGATACCCGTAAGCAAACCGCAGACATTTACGATTACCTCGGTCTTGTAATGTCACAAGTCGTTCAAGAAAATGATGTATCGCAGTTTACAACTTACACTCCAACTAATGCAACTTACGATCCAGCATCTGGAGTATTTACCGCAACGATCGGAAGCAACAACTTTAAGGTTGGAGATCTTGTATGGTTTGCTCCTGAAAGTATTGTATTCTCTTGCAACATGGGCTCTGGTAACCAGAATCATAGGTCACCAGAATCACATCACCCATACTATAACAGAGGATGCCCAATTACTGCTGTAGAGGGTACTACGATTACGATGAATGTAGGAACGGGCGGAACAGGTCAAGTTGCTCATACATTCGTAACGGCTGATGCTGATTCACTTGCTAACGGTCCTTATCAACAGTTCCTCGGAACACCGGGAACAGCTACCGAAGCAGCGGCTGCACAGTCTCTCATCGGTATTGTTGAAGATGTTATTCGAGCAAATTCAACTGATGCACTACCAGGGCTTGAAGGACCTGATCTTTCTTGGGTCAACTCTGAGTTAATTGGAGCTGCAGAGCAAATCGAAGATAATGTCGATCATCTAGCAAATGACTTGGTACACTTTATCAACACTGAGTTTAATGCTCTTGATTATAACCGAGCCAAGTGTTTCCGAGATGTTGGTTACTTACTCGATGCATTCAGCTATGACTTGAACTATGGTGGTAACATCGCTTCTCGTTGGAATGCAGACTTCTACTTCTGGAATAACGAGTATCGAGTACCAGAAAATCAGCGTGAAGCAACTGCTAAGTCTTATAGACAGCTTGGTGTAATTTGTAAAGATATCGTTCTCGGTAAGTATGAAGGACAGGTTGCTAAAGGCGAGCTTGGTACTCAGGTTGAAGCTGATAAAGTTGAAAAGCTTGCAAATGTATTCTATCTGACTCAGATAAATAAAGATACGAAGTATTTACCAGCTAAGCAAGAACCTGATTACACTTATGCTGGAGACAAGTTTACTGGTGCTCAGTTTATCATCGGTGAGAATAAGATTAATCTTGCTGCTGATACCGTAAGATATGTAAGTGCTGAATACGGATTTATCAACTTACCTCTTACTAGACGCGATGCATCTAACTTGCTTCAAGCAATAGCAAATGACTTCAAGTATGAGGATGGCACAGAAGTTAATTCACCATCTTACACTGGTAGTATTGCGGTTGGTGCTCAGAATGCAATAAGAACCTTTACATCATCGTTCTTCGATTACAAAGGTCAACATGCATTCCCAGTATTCAACTCAACTACTCCGGGCTTGAAGTATCAAGGTTCTTTACAAGGTCCTGTTGGTAGCGGTATTCTAGCATCGGTCACTGGTCAAAAACCAAACCATGCATATATCGTTGCTACTAACATGGCGGATAGTCACTACGAGGGTGATATATATTATTGGGATCCTACAATCAACGATTGGAGATACGATGGTCCTAATAACACTGAACTTCTAGATTCCTTCGTAGGGGCATGGGAACGAATGAGAGATTACATGATTAGTAACCTTTCACCTGATGCGGCTCACTCAGCAATGATTGCCGGATTGTTTAATGATTGTTTGATTGATAACGTGGTAAGACCAGAAACATTGATCTTCGGATCGTTGGTTGAATCCATTGCTCACCAGTTCAACGGTGCATCGGCAGGTGTTAACAGAAACGCATTGCCACTGAACTTTAGAAACTTAGGTCAGCCAATCTCTGCTATCGCTTCGGTATTGAATGAAGATGGCGGACGTATCAGATGGTCAGGTGCGGATGAATTGAACAACCAGTACTTTGCAAGAGGATTAAGGATTAACGGTCGTACAGGACGAATTGAAGGTCGACCATTTACATCTTCTGTTAGAAAACTAGCAAGACGTGCTTCTAATAGTAGAGCGTCACTTTAAATAGGATAGAAAAAAATGGCAACAATTACTACCAGTCAGGCGCCAGACGCGAAACCGGTATACAGTAGTTTAATACTTGAAACTACAGCGAAGGAATTAATGAATGTACCTAACTATGAGGTACCTGAATTAGTCTTTGGTGGTAGTACTACTGTTGAGCCGGGTGTTGGCGAAGTTATTTCTCCATTGCTCCTGTGTAACACAACTGCAAACACGGTTACTGTTGATGTTGAAATATATAGAAACGTAGAAAACCAGTTTTTCCACATTGTTAAAAATTTACCTGTTCCGGCTTATGACACAGTTCCTCTGCCATTGAACGGTCAATTTCTAAAAACTGGAGACATACTACAAGCATCAGCTTCCGTAAGCTTTGCGATTCACAGTACCCTATCGTTCACACTTGGACAATCAGAAGAAGATGACGTTGTTTAAACAACATATATAGTATAATAAAGGATCACGGAGAAATACTAAATGGCCAATAGATTCGGCACACTAACAGGAAGAAGTAAGCTAATAGGCTTCGGAACGCCGCAAGCATTTCCGATTACATTAGATCCTGTCGTCCACGAGGGCGCTCTCGTTTATGCCGATAACGATAAGGTATATTTTTCCGATGGCACTGCTTGGGTAGAACTAGCAGGCGCAGGGACAGGAGGAGCAGTTAATGCTATCCTTCCATTCGCATTTATTCGAGTAGGCCAAACAGCAGATATCTCAGGTACTGGAATCTCAATGTCCAACTGGGATGGAGCTGCTGGGACCGCAGACTTTACCTTCGATGTCGCTCAGCCTGACACAGATTATACTGTTATTACTGACGGTGAATTGAATGACGATAGCCGGTTAGTTTCGATTCAAAGTAAAACAGTCAACGGATTTGAAGCTTCGTTCTATGATGACAATGGTGCTGCAACCGCTCCATCTGGTGCAAGTGCATTTAGTATTATGGTATTTGGATCAGATCCAGTTGTTTCGGTTGGTCAAGGTATACCGGGCATACAAGGTGTTCAAGGTACTCAAGGTGAGTATGGTCCTGGCTTTACTATTGTCGGATCAGTACCAGATGTTGACTCAGGTGGCGATCCTCAAGCAACATTAAACGCAGCATTTGCAACTCCCAATACCGGTGACGGTGTTATTGATGAAGCCGATGATGAGCTCTGGATTTATGACGGAGCCGCTTGGATAAACATTGGTTCATTCAGAGGGATTCAAGGTTTACAAGGCGATCTAGGACCGCAAGGTACTCAAGGACCAACCGGTAATACTGGTGTTCAGGGTTATCGTGGTGTTCGTGGTTTCCAAGGCGCGCAGGGTACTCAAGGTCTTCAAGGTTTCCGTGGCTTCCAAGGAACACAGGGTGTTCAAGGTAGACGTGGCCCACAAGGTGTTCAGGGTGTACAAGGTATTCAAGGTGACTTAGGTAACCAAGGTACACAAGGTGCTCAAGGGACGCAGGGTGTGCAAGGTACCACTGGTATCCAAGGTAAGTTAGGTTTACAAGGATATAACGGTACAGACTCAGGTGGTGTTATAGACTTTGGAATGATGAACACGAGTGGAGAGTTTCCTGCTCCTCCCGGCGGATTCTTCCAAGTTAACGGTCAATCAAATCCAACTGACGACTTTAGTGCTGTAACTAAACTTTATATCAGCGAAAATGATACCTATAACAATGACATTGAGCCTTTGCTCACTGCTATATCTCAGTCTACATCCGCAAATAAAGCATTCGTAAAAATTACAAGACGCGATGAACCTGCAAGATACGTTATCTTTACCGTTCAAACAATGGTTGATGATGGATCATATTGGGAACTCGATGTCACATACGTTTCTGGTTCTGCTGCTAAAGAACATTTTGTTGCAGAAGATCTTCCAGGCAATCCAGGCACGTTTATTTCTCAACCTTTGGTTGTTGCATTTAGTATTGCAGGTGACCAAGGTATCCAAGGTTTCCGTGGACCACAAGGTGTTCAGGGTTTACAAGGTGATCTTGGTCCTCAAGGCGTTCAAGGTGTACAAGGTCCACAAGGACTACAAGGTGTTCAAGGATTACAGGGTGTACAAGGACCTCAAGGTGTAACTGGTTCTCAAGGTACTCAGGGAACACAAGGATTACAGGGTGCTCAAGGTACCCAAGGCTTTACCGGTGCTTACGGTGGAGTTACATTTAGATTTACATATGATGCTACCGACACGACAGCATCAGATCCCGGCATTGGTTTTGTAAAAGGTAACAATTCTGTCTTCGGTAACTCTACTCAACTTTACTTTGATGTTGAAGATGCTGATAGTGTACAAATTGCTGCAATGCTTGCAGACTTCTTTGCATCAACTAACCCAGGCAATAAGGGTTACTTAAAGTTAGCAGACGCTTCAAACGTTTACAATTATGCCCTGTTCGAAGTTACTGGTGGCGCTCTGAATGGTAACGCTGGTTCAGGTTGGTATCTCATTGACGTTGATACAATGTCAGCTGCTCAAAGCTATCCTAATGGTACTGATTTCCGAATCTCGTTTGTCAGAACTGGTGATCAAGGTATTCAGGGATTGCAAGGTCTCCAAGGTTTACAAGGTGCTCAAGGTGTTCAAGGAACGCAGGGTACTCAAGGATTGCAAGGTCTCCAAGGCTTACAGGGCCTTCAGGGTGTACAAGGTGAAGCAATCCAAGGTATCCAAGGACCTCAAGGACCGCAGGGTACTCAAGGTCTCCAAGGCTTACAGGGTGTTCAAGGCGAAGCTATTCAAGGTATGCAAGGACCACAGGGTCCTCAGGGAATGCAAGGTCTCCAAGGTGTTCAGGGTGAAGCAATCCAGGGCATGCAAGGACCACAAGGTGTTCAGGGTATGCAGGGCACACAAGGTATCCAAGGCGTACAAGGTGAAGCAATCCAAGGTATGCAAGGACCGCAAGGTACCCAAGGTACTCAAGGATTACAGGGTTGGCGCGGCTTCCAGGGCGACCAAGGTGAATATGGTGGAATGACCTTCAAGTGGAATTGGAGTTCTAACACACTGGGTGGAACAGACCCAGGCACCAACAACTGGAAACTGAATAATGCAAACACAACTCTGGCTGACCTATTAACACTTGACGATGTTCCTTTCGACCAATACGATACAGAAATTGATGACTTCTTAGACTTCATTGATAATCAACCTGGTACCGTAAAAGGTTATTTAAAAATTCAGGCAGGTGCAGGCCCCGGCGGAACAGGACCTGGCGGACACCATTGGCTTGTATACGAAATTACAAACTGGTCTTGGGATTCAGGTTCTAAGAATTACGGTTACTTTGACGTTAATTACGTTGATGGTAATGCGACATCTTGGACCGCGGTTGCTGCATCTCACTCAGCAGAAACACTAATCTCATTTATCCCACGCGGACCTGCTGGTGTGCAGGGTGCTCAAGGACCTCAGGGTGCTCAAGGCTTACAAGGATTTACCGGTGCTGGTGTACAGGGTGTACAGGGTGTACAAGGTGACTTAGGTATTCAGGGTGCCGATGGTTCGTTTGGTGGTGTAACATTCGACTACACATTCGACAATACAACAAACAATGCTGATCCGGGCTTCGGTAAGTTAAAGGTCAATGATACAACTGATGCTGACATTACAGCAATGTTCATTGATGATCGTGACGATAACTTCGTTAACATTGAGCCTTTCTTACTTACTATTGATGATAGTACAAGCCCTGTTAAAGGTCACTTTAAGATTACTAAGAAGTCTGCACCACAAGACTTCAAGATCTTTACTATTAGCGGAACGGTTAACCAAGGTGGATACTTCATTGTCAACTGTGACTTTGTGAGTGGAAACGGATCGTTCGCAAATGGTGAAGATGTTACAATTACATTTGCTCGAACTGGTGACATTGGTGCCACTGGTGCGGCAGGTCCTCAGGGTGCTACTGGTGGTACTGGTATCCAAGGTGCTCAAGGTTTACAAGGTGCCGGTGGAGGAATCGGCGCACAGGGTGTTCAAGGTACTCAAGGTTTACAGGGTGTTCAAGGTGGTGATGGTCCTGAAGGTGCTGGCGCTCAAGGTGTTCAAGGTCCTCAGGGTCCACAAGGTACCGATGGTATTCAAGGTGGTACTGGTGGTATCGGTGCTCAAGGTCCATTAGGGATACAGGGTTATCGTGGATTCCAAGGATTTAATGGATCTGGCGGTATAGGTGCACAGGGTCCAGCTGGTCCTCAAGGACCGCAAGGTACAACTGGTGAAGACGGTATTCAAGGTCCTGCTGGTGATGAAGGTCAGCCGGGCGGCCCAGGAACAGATGGTGCTCAAGGTATTCAAGGACCACAAGGTGCTCAAGGACCGAGTGCAATTGGTACGCAGGGTCCTGCTGGTGATGAAGGTGCTCAAGGTATACAAGGACCGCAAGGTATTTCTGGTTTAACCGGTAACGGTGTACAGGGACTACAGGGTACTCAAGGTGTACAAGGTATTCAAGGTGCATTTGGACAAGGTCAAGAAGGTCCTCAGGGTGCAAGCGGTACTCAAGGTGTTCAAGGTCCTCAGGGCGAACAGGGTGATGCATCTACGGGTATTCAGGGATATCGTGGATTCCAAGGAACTCAAGGAACAAGAGGTGCTGGTGACCCAGGCCCACAGGGTACTCAAGGTGTTCAGGGTGAAATAGGTATTCAGGGCGCAATCGGTAATGGAGTCGAAGGTGCTCAAGGTCCTCGTGGTATTCAAGGTTTCCAAGGTGTTCAAGGCGCTGAGAACGGTGGACCTCAAGGTATTCAGGGTGTTCAAGGTGAACGCGGATTCCAAGGACCACAAGGTGAGGCTGGCGGAACTGGTGGAGTTGGTGTACAGGGCTATCGTGGATTCCAAGGTGCTGATGGTGGACAAGGTCCTTCAGGATTTGGTTTACAAGGTGCTATTGGTGCACAGGGTGTTCAGGGTGAGGCTGGATTCCAAGGACCAATCGGTGGATCTGAACAGGGTCTTCAGGGCGAGAGAGGCTTCCAAGGATTCATAGGAGCACAGGGTGGTTCCGGTCCTAGTGGTGGCGCTGGCTTCCAAGGATATCGCGGAGTTCAAGGTTTCCAAGGACCATTTGGTGTTGGACCGCAAGGTATTCAAGGTCCAGAAGGTGGCGATGGCGGACAAGGACCAGAAGGAGCACAGGGCTTTACAGGTGCAACTGGACCGCAAGGTATTCAAGGTACAACTGGTACAACTGGTTCGGTTGACGTACAAAACCTTTATACTAGTGCTCTTCAGGGTACTGCAATGTTTGTCAACTTGGTCCAAGGTGGCTCAGGTGGTAGACCAATCTATGGTACAACTGGTCCTAACCCACGGCCACTGCCAGGAGGAGGAAACTCTAACCTATTCTATACCGGCATCGATGACGAATTATCTGTTGAAAACGTAACAGTCGAAGGTGGTATTACACTGGGTGGTGTTACTGAAACTGCATGGCCTGCTGGATATGATGGTGGCGGAAACAATGTTCAAACTGGTGGTGACTTAACGTTTAACGATAATATTAAGCTTAACTTCGGTACTGGTAAGGATATTGAATTCTATAACAACGGCACAGCAATGTACATCGATGCTGACGCTAGCTACGACATCTATATTCGCGAAGGAACAACTCAAAGGTTCAAGTTCGATACAGGAACCGGTGAATTAACCGCTGCAGACTTTAACTCAACTTCTGATGCTCGAGTTAAAGAAAACGTAGAAACGATCGAGAACGCTCTTGATAAGGTACTTTCCTTAAGAGGTGTTGAATTCAACTTTAAAGAAATGACTGGTAAGAAGATTGGTCTTATCGCTCAAGAAGTTGAAGAGATTGTTCCACAGGTTGTTGGTGAAGACGATTCAGAAGATAAGATTAAGAATGTTTCTTACTCTAACTTGGTCGCATTATTAATTGAAGCCGTTAAGGAACAACAAAAACAGATCGATGAATTAAAGTCTAATAAGTAAGGTGGGGGATCACCATGGCGAGACTTACAGCTGATGCCCTCAGCAATGCTGACTTCTCGCTCGCTGACCTTGAAAATCGCCTTAAGCTATTAGATTACACTAATCTCAAAAGAGATTCTGGTAGAACGATATCGATCTTAACCGACGGTAATCGTCTCGAAGTTCTTCAGCTAGTAGAAGAGGGACTTCGAGATATTCAAGCTGTATATGATCCCAACAAAGGATCATCATCTTTAGGAGCGGTTACCGTAGGTCAATTCACAATTAAAGCAAGACCCGCGTCCAAGCAAGGGAACTTTTCTGCCGGTATTCAAAACGAGCTTTTAATGATAAAGCTTGTGAAACAATATACGGCAGGCGGTCCTATCAATATTCGAATCACAGACGGTGTTAAGAATAAACTCTATAAAGATATCGCCGGCATCGAAGAAATGGGACGAGATACTGTTGGTCGCAAAAAGGCTGACGTTAATCTTGTTACTACTTCAAATCAAAAAATACCAATATCGATTAAAAAAGACAATGCTGAGACGTGGGAGTCTGCGGACAGCTATTGGTCTTCAAAAGCTAAAGATATTATAGATAGTCTAGAACAACAAAATAAAATTGATGTAACACAAACAGGTTCAGTCTTTAAGATCAAACCTAGTGTTGCAAAAGCAGCCACAGCTCAAGAAAAAACCGATGTGGTGTTTGGGAGCGATATACTTCAAAGAAAGGGCTGCGTATTAGTTAAAACATTTAATCAGAGAGATTTTAATATTGTAGGTGATGAACTAGTAATTACTGGCACTAAAGTTATCGATTCAATAACTGATTTGACCGGTAAATATGAAATATTCTTTTTGATTCGTAATGACTCCTCTCGAAGAGGATCGAAGATACGTCCTGGTTTACGGGTTCTGGCTGTACAGTCTACTCGAATAAATAGAAACGTATTAGTAGTTTAATAAATATAAGAAACAGGATCAACTAAGAAGGTTCATCACAATGGCATCCAGAGCTAACATATACATTGACAAAGGAACTGACTTTAGAACCGCTATCGAGCTTTTTAACGACGAAGGGCAAGAATATTCTGACGTAACAATGGATGTTTATAGCTTCTATAGCAGTCTACGAAAAGTATATTCAGGCACGAGTTTAGCAGACTTCACGATAGAAAAATCCAATAATGACATCACTCTCGTTCTAACTGATCAACAAACCGATGCTCTCAAACCTGGAAAGTATCAATACGACGTAATAATGCAAAAACAAACAGGAGAATTGTCAAAAATAGTTGAAGGCTTAGCAATCGTAGTCGATACTATCACGGAGGTTTCGTGAGCATAAAGGTCAAGATTGGTGGTGGCCGAAGTATTAAGGCCATACCCAAGGAAGGTTCTAAAACTAGCATAGTCGCTCCAGCAGAACGAAAGCCACAGATCGTTCCAGATTCTGTCGTCCTTGGCATTGATACAATTGGTAATTACGTTCAGCAAATTGAAAGTGCCAATGGTATCATTATTACTCAAACAGTTAATGATCAGGCCGCAAACGTTGTTATCGGTCACGCAAATACTTCTTCTGAAGTTAGCACAGTAAACGGAAATCTTCAGTTTCCAAAAAATATTAATATTGATCAGTTTGGTCATATTACTCAATTCGAAAATACAAGTCTTAACCCACTCAATTTCTCAGCCAACTCGACTGTTATTATTTCAAATGATATCACGATTGGTAATACCTCTCTAACTCTCGGTGAAACCGTTGATACACTTGTCGGTTTATCATCTCTTGACATCGGTGGTCCGGTATCAGCTGACAGTCTTACAATAAGAGATAAGACAGAAGGTCGTATTCTATATGCTGGCGCTAATGGTGCTATCATCGATACGGATGGGTTACGATACGATGGTACATCATTAATTGCAGATGGTGGTGTATTCCTCGATGGATTACAAGTTCCCGGCCAGTCTGGATTGGGAAGTGTTAATGTTACAGACTTAACGCAAGGTCGCATAGTATACGTTGGAGCTAATGGCGAGCTTATTGATTCTTCAAATCTAACATTCAACGATACAAGTATTATTGCAACAGGTGGTGTCTTCTTAGACGACTTATCTGTTCCGGGCCAAGCAACATTCGGTAGTGTAAACATTGAAGACCTTAACGAAGGTCGAATTATGTATGCCGGTGCAAACGGCGAGCTTATTGATTCTGCTAACCTAAGCTTTGATGGTGTTTCGATTACAGCAACTGGTGGTGTGTTCCTCGACATACTTTCTGTTCCTGGCCAGACAACACTAGGCTCAGTTAACGTAACAGATCTTACACCTCAACGAGTCGTGTTTACTGGTCCTCAAGGCGAGTTAGTTGATAGTAGTGGACTCACATTTGACGGGTCAACATTTGTAGTTGATGGTGATGCAGACATTACCGGTAATATTACGATTGGTGGTAATATTATTCTTGGTGACGCTCCCATTGATACAATCAATGTCGTTGCAGACTTTACTTCAGATATTATACCTGATGCTTCAGGCCTATACAGTCTTGGTACGATAGGTAAGAACTGGTATCGAGTTTATACAGAAAATCTTAAGAGCGATAGCGAAGTTATTACTATCGACACATCCGGTGCTTTAACTTTACCAGCCGGTTCAACTGCTGAACGTCCAGCTAATAGCGCTTATGGAATGATTCGTTATAACCTTACGGATGAGAGATTCGAAGGTTACGACGGTAATTCATGGGCTGAGTTGGCAGGTAGTGTAAAAGACGTTGATAAAGATACGTTTATACGGGCTGAAACCGGACCA